TTACACAAAAAAATCTTTGGGAAGGAGGTAGTAAGTACAAACACAATAAAATTAAAAATGAAATAATAAATTTAAAATTAAATGTAAATACTAGTGGCAAATTTATTCCTGATATATATAAACATTCTTCAATAAATCAAAGATTAGATTTAGTAAAAGGATTAATGGACACAGATGGCTCAATATCTTTAAATGGAAATTTAGAATTTTCAAATTCAAATAAAACATTAATAGATGATTTAGCAGAAGTTTTAAGAAGTTTAGGAATTGCCTGTACAAAAGGATTAGGTAGAAAACCAAGTAAAAAAGAAATAAACGGGTCTATTTGTAATATAAAACAAGAGTATAGATTATATATTAGATCAAATCAAAATCTTTTTAATTTAACTAGGAAGTCAGAAAAAGTCAAAAATAAAAAATTATTTAAAAATAGTCCAATAGTTAATATTAAAAAATTAGACTATATTGAGGAATGTGTATGTTTTACAGTAGATAATAAAGAAAATTTATATTTAACAACTGATTTTATACCTACGCACAATTCCTTTAAAGCAGCATCATGGAGTCCTAGAAATCTATATTGTTATCCTGGATCTGGTAATCCTAATTTCCACTTAGCTTCAGAAAAAGGATATTTATCTGGAGATAAAGGTATATGGGGTAAAGTATTAGATACATTAGACTGGCTTGCAGAGCATACTCCTTTATCTAGAATGAGATTAGTAGATGGTAAGAGATCTATGGAGATTCAACTTGGGTACGAAGATGAGTATGGCTCTCGTAAAGGATTGTTATCTTCTATATATGGAATATCATTAAAAGATAATCCTGATAAAGCAAGGGGTATTAGAGGGCCTTTTATACATTATGAGGAAGATGGGTTATTCCCTAATTTAGAAAAAGCTTGGAACGTTAATAGAAAAGCTGTGGAAGATGGAGGAGTTGCATCTGGATTTATGTTAGCAGGAGGATGCCTCACTGAAAATAATATGGTATGGGATGGGCTTGGTAATCTTACTTCTATAAAAGATTTAAATAGATCAAATAGAATTCTAGGATTTAATCAATCTGATAATATTATATCACAAGAGCCTATTACATATTGGCAGCCACCTACTAATAAAGAATGTGTTAAGATAACAACTAATACTGGAAGAAGTATAGAATGTAGTTTAGACCATCCTATATTATGGAGTCATAAATCTTTAAAGAAGATGAGCGAACTCCCTTCAATTAATGGGAATAGAAAAAGGAAATCATTAAAAAAAGTAGAATTCAAAGAAGCTGGTTTAATAAAAATTGGTGAACAATTAGCTACTGTAAATGAAGTACCTATATTTTCAGATAAAGAAATGTGGGAGCCTAGGTTAATAGGATGGTTAGTAGGGGATGGCTCATATGGTTTTAACAAAACTCCTATATTATCAAATTGTGAAGGAAAGATAAATTCTTATTTACATAATCAATTACTAGAAGAAGTTGTAACAGAAAAAACATATACAACTAAAAGTGGTAAAACATATGAAGAAAATAGAATAAAAGGTATTTGTAAGAAATTAAGAAAAATAGGTATCTATGGACAAACTAAAAATAAAAAAACTTTACCTATAAATATTCATTCATATTCCTATAAAACAATAACTGAATTTATAGGTGGATTTTTTGATGCAGATGGCTATGTATCTAAAGAAGGAGTAGTATCTTTAAGCTGTGCGTATTCAAATATTTTATTAGAAATGCAACTTCTTCTTCAAAAATTAGGAATACATGGTAATGTAAATTATAAAAACCCAAATCCAAATAATTCTAAAAGTAAAAATGGACATTATGAATTAGAAATTAAAGATAAAGATAGTGTGTTAAATTTTAAAAAACATATATTTTTATTTCCTAAAGAAAAATATACAAGACTTAACAACGTTACTAATATTTATAAAAATAAAGAATCTCAAAATGCAAATCATTTGACTGGTATGAGATTTGAAAGAGTTGTTAGTATTGAAAATATAGGAATAAAACCTGTGTATAATTTAACTGCTGGAAAAACTAACACCTATATAGGTAATGGAATTATTACGCATAATACAGGTGGAGTAGAAGGTGCTTCATTTGAAGGATCTGAAAAACTATTTTATAATCCTAATGCTTATAATATATTAGGAGTACCTAACGTATATGATAGGAACTCTAATCCACAGGTAGAATGTGGATTCTTTTGGGGTGCTTATCTAAATAGAAACAGATGTTATGATGAAAATCAAGGTGAGCCAGATATTATAAAAGCATTAATAGAGATTTGTACAGATAGATTTAAAGTTAAATATAGTTCTTCTGATTCATCTACTATTACACAGAAGAAAGCTGAAGAACCTATTACTCCTCAAGAAGCTATCATGCGTACAGAAGGTACTGTATTCCCTGTAGCAGACTTAAAGACATATTTTGAAGATATATATGTAGACAAAGAAAACTTCTTGTCAAACCACTATGTAGGGGATTTAATTACAGAATCAAATGGAAATATTAAATGGAAAATTAATTCTGATATAACTCCATTAAGAAGATATGACTTAGCTACTAATGATAAGACAGGAGCTGTTGAAATATTTGAAATGCCTAAAAAGAATGGTAATGGTATTGTATTTAGAGATAGGTATATAGCAGGCATTGACCCTGTAGATTCCGATACTGGAAATTCCCTGTATTCCGTATTTATAATGGACTCTTGGACAGATAGAATAGTTGCAGAATACACTGGTAGACCTAAACTTATAAAAGAAGCTTACAATATAACTATAAAGCTATTACTTTTTTATAATGCTGAAGCAAACTATGAAAGTAACCTAAAAGGCTTATTTACTCATTTCTCTAATAGGAATTGTTTATACTTACTATGTGATACTCCTCAAATTTTAAAAGATATGGAGCTAGTAAAACTTACTGGACAGTATGGTAACAAAGCTAAAGGTACACATGCTAGTGCAGCTATTAATAAGCTAGGTAGAGATTTACAAGCAGAATGGATGATGTCAGATTCTTATGGAGAAGATAATATATGGAATCTGCACAAGATTAGGAGTTTTGGTTATATAGAAGAAGCTATTAAATGGAATGCTGATGGTAACTTTGATAGGATCTCATCTATGGGTATGTTAATGATACTTAGAGAGGAAAGAAAGAAAAGAACTCAACAAGCAAAAGAAAATAAAGATAAGAAATTAAAGCAATTATCCGAAGATCCATTCTTTAGTAAAAACTATACTAATGTAAAAGATAGAGAAACTAAAAGAGCTATGGAAGGGTATTCAGATAATTAATAAAAATAATGAATAATTTTGTTAATATTATAAATAATATTATATTTGCAATAATCAAACTTTTAACATGAGATATAATAAACAACCATTACAAAGATTATCCTATAGAAAAAAAACTAAAGAGTGGAGGAAAGAAAATGTTGATGTAGCTGATAAGTTTTCTTTTTATCATAATGAATCTGTAAGACAAACTCTTAGAAATAAGATTATAAACTTAAATCTTTATAATGGTATAGTAGATGTTAGGGATTTAAAGGCAACAGTTAATCCACATGGTATGGAAGCTTCTTATATTCCTGATAATATTCCACATCATCCTATAATGAATGCTAAAGTAGATTTATTAGTAGGAGAAGAAATTAACAGAAGGTTTGATTATAAGGTATTGGTAACTAATCATGATGCTATTAGTAAAAAAGAAGAAGATTTAAAAGGACAGCTTAAAGAAAAAATGTTAGAGTACTTTGATAAAGAATACTCTAAAGAAGAATTAGAAGAAAAATATGCGGAGTTAGAAGATTTCCTTAAATATGATTATCAGGATATTAGAGAAAGATTAGCTACTCAAATATTACAACACTATTCTGCGGAACAGAACTTTCCAAGAATGTTTAATAATGGATTTAAGGATGCTTTGATTATGGCAGAAGAAATATATCAAATAGATATTGTTTCTGATGAACCTGAACTTACTAAGTTAAACCCTTTAAAAGTACACTGTGTTAGAAGTAGTAAATCAGATAAAATAGAAGATGCTAATTTAATTATATTAGAAGATCATTGGAGTCCTGGTAAAATTGTAGATACTTTTTATGAGGAATTAAAGCCTGACGATATAGATCATATAATGGAATATGCTTCTAAGCGTACTACTAATAACTATTCTGATGATGAAAATAATCATGTACTATTAAGAGATGGTTATGTAGGAATGGATAATG